TGACAATGATTATAATCTCAATATTCCAAGATATGTGGATACATCGGAACCAAAGCCACCAATCGATATTCAGAAAAATATAAACGATTTAATAGCGATTGAAGATGATATATCCAATACAGAAAAGAGCCTGATTGATATGCTTCAAACGCTTGACGGCCCATGTGACTATCAACAGAATCGTGACAATCTGGTCAAGCATATTCGTGAAAGAGAACAGCATACATTATCAATGATGTCGCAGTCGGTCAATGATTTCATCGATAAGAATCAAGCACTTCTTATGAATCAAAAAGAAACGAAACTACTTGATATAGCGACATTTGAGAGAAGCAAAAAGAACAAAGTATATCCATCCGGAAGCATATTGATCCAAGTAAGTGCAACAAAAGGACAGCTTGTGTATATGGATCATGATGGACTTGTTGATTCGAAATACGGTGTTATTCAGACGGATAAGGTAGAACCTAAATATTTATATTACATTCTCGATATGGTCATTCCTGACTTTTTAAGAAGATATCAGACTGGCCTGAATATCAACCCGGACATTTTCAAACATTTGAAACTTGCAATCCATGACGATAGGCATATTCAAAAGATGATCATAAGCATCTTCGATGCTTTTCAAGTCGGTATCGAAAGTGAAAAAAAGCAAATTGAGGAATGGAAAAAGTTTAAAGAGTACCATCTAGATGGAATGATGATTTGAGGGAAGGTGATGCAATGGAGAAGACACTTAAACAAATCGAAAGTGACTTGACTGAACAATTGAAATTGAAAGGTATTGACACAAGCTACTATCTAAATCAGGTTGACACATATATTAAAAATTTAGAAATCATCAGATCATGCCAAAACGATATCAGCGAAAATGGTGTAATGGTTGATTATGTCATGTCCAACGGAAAAATGGGACGCAAAAAAAATGAATGTGTTCGTATGATGTTGGATGTGCAAAAGCAAAACAATGATATTTTGCGTTTGCTTGATATCAATCCTGATTCAATTGTGAGTGAAGATGATGTAGATGAACTTTAAAGGCGAAATCAGAAATTGGCATAGAAAGTATGATGATTATAAGGAAGTTACATACAAAAGCGAACTTCCTTTTTTTGTTACTGAATATTTTGATGAAATGGATTCAAGGCCTGATGAATTTTGTGAAGAACAATGGGCATGTCGTGACCTAGTTATTAATTCATTTGCTAATGATGATTTATGGGTTGATATAAATCGTGCAAATCACTATTTTGCGTTGGATAAGTATCTTGGATTTAAAGCGATGCCTTGGGAAAAATTCTCACTTGGTTTACATTTGTGCGTTTATTGGATTGATAAGATACATCCAAGATGGCCGGACTTATTTGTAATGATGGGCCGTGGAAATGGCAAGGATGGTGCTATATCTTTAGAAAGCCTATGCCTTGTAAGTCCATATAACACATCGTGCAAACAAGCAGATGTTGATATATGTGCAAATTCAAAAGAGCAATCAAACCGTCCGGTTTTAGATATATATAATGCGCTTGAAGGAAACCGAAAAAAGATGATGAAATTTTTCAAGTGGACGAAAGAAGGAATCCTAGGTGTAAAGAATGGCGGATATATTCGAGGACGTGCGGACAATTCCAAAAATCGTGATGGTATGCGTTCCGCAGAAATCGTATTTAACGAATATCACCAATATGAAAATACCAAGAACATAAATGTATTCAAATCGGGTTTAGGAAAAAAAGAAGAATCGAGGACAAGCATATTCACAACAAATGGTTATGTTGTTGATGGTCCTTTAGATGATATGCTTCAAAAATGTGAAAATATCTTATTCAAAGGTAGTCAATCAAATGGTTTGCTCCCATTGATTTATAAACTTGATGATGCAAAAGAAGTGGACAATGAAAAGATGTGGAATAAAGCAAATCCATCATTACATTATCCACCTTTCAATGTTTCTTTATACGATGAATTAAAAAAGCAATACATTGATTGGAAAGATAACAAATCAGCTTTTCCCGATTTCATGACAAAACGGATGAACATTCGCGAATCTGATATGGAATTTGCAATTACGAGTTGGGATAACCTGTTAGCAACAAATCAAGATATACCAGATGTAACAGGATGGGAATGCATCGTTGGAATAGATTATTCAAAAACAACCGATTGGGTAGGAATCAATTGCCATTTCAAACATGGTGATGATAGATATGATATCAATCACGGTTGGGTATGCATGCAGTCACCAAAGCTAAGCAAAATCAAAGCACCATTTAGAGATTGGGCAAAGGAAGGAATGCTTACACTGGTTGATGCACCTGAGATATCACCTGAATTGATTACGGAATACATTCAGAAAGAAATTGAGCCAAAATATAGTGTCAAGGAAATTGTACTTGATAACTACAGATATACATTGATGCGTGATTACCTGGAAAGAATCGGGTATTCATACAACGATAAAACAATCAGGCTTGAGCGTCCGTCAGATATTATGCGGACGTATCCGCTTATTGACAGATGCTTTCAAAATCACTTTTTTCACTGGGGTAACAGTCCAGTGCTTAGATGGAGTGCGAACAACTGCAAATTGATACGCGCTAAAAAATCTACACTGGCTGAAAAAGGTGAAGCAGATATCGGTAATTTTCTGATTGGAAAGATTGAGCCTGATTCAAGAAAAACAGATTGCTTCATGGCGCTTGTCGCTTGCATGTGCTATGAATCAGATTTAACAGATATGCAGATTTTAGAAGACCGGGAATATATTCCGGTTTTTACTTTTTAGAAAGGAGTGATGTGAATGGCGTTTATCGCAGACTTTTTAAACAAACATTTTGGAAAAGACACCATCATACAAGCGGACTTTGGCAATGATGATACAGCCAGTGCAATTTATGCAAATGAAGTAGCTTTCAATGTGTGTGTGAACATGATTTCAAACGCTATTTCAAAATGTGATATTAACGTTTATGACGGCAAAGAGCGTGTAAAAGATCATAGATGGTATTTGTGGAACACAAGGCCAAACGTCAATCAATCATCCAGTGAATTTTGGAATAAGCTAATTTACAAGCTATACAACGAAAACGAAGTGCTTGTAATTCCAGTTAACGGCAGTCTGTACATTGCAGATAGTTTTACAAAGGATGAAAAACAGGCCTTTTATCCTCACACATTTTCAAACATTCAAATCAATGACATGTCTATGAGTGCTACGTACACGAGAGAACAGGCTTTTTATTTCAAACTGAATAACAATAATGTCAAACAGTGCTTGGATAACTTGATGGGTATGTACTCAAAAATGATTAAGAATACTGTCAAAAATTACAATGCGACATTTGGCAATAAAGGCTTTTTACATATTTCAAAACTGGCAGAGCAGAATCAGAAATTCAAAGAAAAGGTTTCTAAGATGTTTACTAAAGATTTTAAGAACTTCTTCAATTCTGATAATGCCGTCATGCCTTTATACGATGGTTACGAATATGAAAAATATCAAGGTGAATCAATGTCAAATACGCGTGACATTACGGCCTTGATAAATGATACTTTTGAAATTTATGCTAGAGCTTTTGGAATACCAAAAGTGTTGATTACTGGTGAGGTGCAAGATACATCAAAGGCAATGGATGCATTCTTAACACTTTGCATAGATCCGTTGATTGAGCTTTTACAAGATGAAATCAATTCAACTGATTTTTCTGAACAAGAACTAATGTCGGGAAGATTTGTCCGATTCGATACGACCGCTATCAAACACATTGACCTACTTGATGTTGCTACGGCAATCGATAAATTAATTTCAAGTGGTTTTGTTTGTGTAAATGATTTACGTAGAATTTGCCATTTAGATTTAATTGATGAAGACTGGGCCAATGAATTCTTTATGACCAAGAACTATTCACGGATAGAGGATATCGTTAACGGGCTTTCTAATGACGTTAGTTTAGAGAGGGATAACGAATGAAAAAATATTACTCTTTAGTTGATAGTGGTAATTCAGCTGATTTGTATATTTTTGGTGATATCGTCGATAGTTTATCAACTGCAATTGATGAAGCGTGTCAACTTGATAGCGGTGATACAAGCGGATATAGCTTGGTTAAAGATTTAAATGCTTTGTCAAAAGATATCAATCAAATCAATGTACATATCAATTCATTTGGTGGATATACCAATGAAGGAATTGCTATTTATAACACGTTAAAGAATTCAAATGCTAAAGTAGTAACTTATTGTGATGGTTTCGCATGTTCGGCTGCATCACTTGTTTTTATGGCAGGCGATGAAAGAATCATGGGAAATGGATCAATGTTGATGATTCATAATGCATGGAATCAAGCAATTGGAAATGCGGAAGAATTGCGACAACAAGCGGATGAATTAGAAAAAATTTCAAAAAGTGCGTCTGAATGTTATTTAGATAAAGTTTCAATTTCTGAAGAAGAATTGCAAACGTTGCTTGATGGCACAAATCACAACGGCACTTGGATTTCTGCAAGTGAAGCGGTTGATATGGGATTCGCAACAAAAATTAGTAAATCAGATGATGCATCAAGTGTTGCCAATCAATCAGTTAAACAATTGCTAAGCAATATGATTGTTGCATTTAACAAACATGATCAATCGCAGATTGACGCAAAATCAATTGCAAAAGAAATTTATAAATTATTAAGCCAAACTGATGATGAATCAGATGATACCGATGATAAAGCGGATGATACTGATGATACATCAGACGATGATAAAAAAGATGATAAAAACGACAGCCAATCCAAGAAAAAGGGTTGGTTTTTTTAATGCATGAAGGAGGAAAAATTAAATGTCATTATTAGAAAATGGAATTGATGTTGCAAAGCAACAAATGATTAATGCTATGCGTAGCCAAGATGAAGAAGGCTTCACAAGTGCAATTGATGAATTGGCGCAAGCAATCGAACAAAATGTATTGGAACAGGCACGTCAAACGGCAGATGCAAATGTATTAAGTGCACGTGGCAACCGTGCTTTGACAAGCGATGAAAATAAATTCTATAGTGAATGGATCAAGGCAGGAAAGAGTGATAATCCTAAATCTGCATTAACAAATGTGGAAGTTACATTCCCTGAAACAATCATTAATCAAGTATTTGAAGAAATCACTGAATCACATCCGCTTTTGTCTGCTATCAACTTCACAAATACAAGTGGAGCTATTAAATTCTTGGTTTCTAAATCTGGTCGCCCAACTGCAAAATGGGGTGCATTGACTGATGAAATCACAAAAGAAATTGATGCCGACTTAGCAGAAATTGATATGTCACTCGAAATGTTAAGCGCATTTATTCCAGTATCAAAAGCTATGTTGGATTTGGGACCAACTTGGTTAGATAACTATGTACGTACTTTCTTATCTGAATCTATTGCAAATGGATTAGAAAGTGGAATTGTTTCAAACTTAGATACTGCAACAGGCCCAATTGGAATGATGGCAGACTTGTCAAAAGGTAAATTGTCTACAGACCAAACACATACTACATATACTGCAAAAACTGCAAACACATTGAATAGCTTGTTACCTGAAGATTTAGACCCTCAATTGGCTAAATTGGCAAAAAATGAACAAGGTGTATCACGTACTGTAGACGGTGTTATCTTGGTCGTAAATCCTGAAGATTACTTCTCTAAGGTATTGCCATCCACTACTGTTTTAAGTGCAAACGGAACTTATACTAACAACGTGTTGCCTTATCCAATCCAAATTATTCAGTCAAGCGCAATTGATAAAGGAAAAGCCGTACTTGGCTTAGGTAAAAAATACTTCATGGGATTAGGTGCATCAGGCCAGGCTGGACGTATCGAATTCTCAGATGAATACAAATTCATTGAACACAAACGCTACTACAAGACATACTTATATGGTAACGGTCGTCCAATGGACAATAACGCTTTCTTGGTATTGGATATTTCTAAATTGAAACCTGCTTACTTAAAAGTTGAGCAAGTATCAAATTCAACATCTTCAACAGGTGCTTAGAAAAGAAAGGCGGTGATTAAATGACCGTCCAAGGAATTGAAGAATTAGTTGATTATGTCAAAGTGCAATGCAATTATCAATGGATTGATGACAATATGAGAAGAAAATTGTCTAACATCATAATGGATGGTGTTGCATATCTTGATAATGTTTATGGAAAAGAAAATGACTATACAAAAGAGGGACTTGCACGGTCCCTTTTAGTCAATTATGTGCTTTATGCACAAGCTAACGCTTTAGACGATTTCTCAAAGAATTATAAACAAGAATTACTATCACTAAATTTAAATGGAAATGTATCCGATTTTGTAGAGGAAGACGATGCTTAAAGCAAAAACTGTATGGCAACAATCAGAAACATTTAATGATGGTGTAATATCCATTTTAAAAGCTGTTGACGGTGTTATTGAATCAACCATAATAGAATTTCCTTATGGAGAAAAAACGGTTGGAATCAATCGATTTTATCAAGCCAAAACGGCCGGTTCTGATGTCAAAATGGTCGTTTCGATACCATACAATAAAAAAGTACATCAAACGGATTTGGTTGAACTTCATGATTTTGAAACAAATACAAAAGAGGTATATAGAATAGACATGTTGCAAGTTAAAGATACTGCACCGCGTTCTATATGGCTAACTCTTGTAGGAGTACCAATTAAATATGACGATAACAGAACTTGAAAACATATTAAAAAACTATTCTGTACAATGCGAATATTCGCACTTTTCAAATGAGGTAAAACCGCCATTCATGGTGTACTTATATGATTCGACCGATAATGAGCGTGCTGATAACAATACATATTATGTAGAGCGCTCGTTTACGTTGGAGCTATATACGCGAAAACAGAATGTAGTTTCTGAATCCGAAAAATTAGAGGATTATTTGACCGCTAATAAAATCAGATGGGAGCGATCAAGTACAAACTGGATTGACGAAGAAAAAATCATGCAATCGGTTTATACATTAAGGTGTGAATCATGAAAATAGAAGTAAGTAAATTCGCTGATGAATTTAAAGAAATATTAAAAGAGTATGGTGATGAAGCTACAAGTGCAATGAAAGAAGCTGTTCCACAAGTCGCAAAAAAAGCACGTGATGAAGTAAAAAATCATGCGCCTGTAGGGACAAGAAAAAGAGGATACAAAAAGCAAGGTTTTAAAGCTCAAAAGACGTCTGAAACTGTTGCTACGTTGCAATATGAAATTGGTGCAAATGATTATCGGCTTGCACACTTGCTTGAGCATGGTCACGCAACAGTTAAAGGTGGCAGAACGAAACCTCAACCACACTTTAAATATGGTGATGAATACATTGAAGATAATCTATTAAAAGAAATTGAGAAAAAGTTAATATGATGAAAGGAGATTAAAGTAATGAAAGTACAATTTGGTTTATCAAATTTATATTACTTTGATGTGGCAGAATCAAATGGTGTATATACTTTTGGAGTGCCAAAACAAATTTTAGGCTCCAAAAAAATGAAATTATCATTTGATTCAAAAGAAACAAAAGAATATGCAGATAATAGCTTATGGTATTACTTATCCAAAGTTACATCCGCTAATGTTGATGTAGATGTAGAAGTTTTGCCTGATGAATTTAAATTAAAATATATGCCATATCGCAAGTCGGATAGTGGCGCATTGCAATATGATTTATCAAAAAATCCTGGTAATTTTGGATTGATTTTTCAGATTGATACGGATGAACAACCGATTAAATATATCATTTGGAACAATCGTGTAAATGGCGAATCAGATCAAGAGTATAACACAAATGAAGAAGAATTATCATTGTTTAAGCCATCTTTTTCAACTGTAGCCATGGCAATTAATACAAGCGATGGTAAAATCCTGTTTGGATATTATGATAGCACTGATACAAACTATGCAACGCTATTTACAAAAGCGCCTACTTTACCAACTTTTGAAGAAGAGAAAAAAGCGTAAAGGAGTTTAGCTAATGTTCAAGGTCATAAAAATCGAAAATAAAAATGTCCCAATGAAATCAAACGGGGGTACAGCTGTTTTGTACTCTCGTTTTTTTAACAGGAATCTTTTGAGCGACATTTTTAATCTATCAAAAATTGAAGATGGAGTAGAAATTGAAAGCAATGTGATTGAACAAATTGCTTGGACACTTGCCAAAACGGCAGATGATTCAATTCCTGATTACATGGAATGGCTTTCTCAATTTGATACACCAATGGCAATCTATGAATCTGTCGGAGATATTTTTTCGCTTGTAACAAATGATATAAAATCTACGCAAAATTACAAAAAAAAACAACCTCAAAAAAAGAAAAAGAAGTAACGATTTATGATGTTTTCGCTTCAGGCTTGCATATAGGCATGTCAATTTCAGAGATGAAAAGTCAAGAAATCGGAGAAACACTCGATTATATCATTGCTTATGCTAATTCAATGCCTGAGTTCGATGACGACGGAAGACCAATAAAACGGGAATCAGTACATGAGCTTCAACCTGGTGAATCATTGGTTGACTATTTAAAAAGAAAATAAGTTAGGAGGTGACTTATGGCGAGCTCAAAATTAAAGGGACTAACAATAAAAATTGGTGGTGATACTACCGATTTGATTAGTGCCTTAAAAAAACCTCAAACAGAAATTAAAAATCTTGAATCTAATTTAAAATCTGTTAATCAAATGCTAAAGTATGATCCATCTAACACCGAGCTACTTTCGCAGAAACAGAAAATATTAAATCAGGATATAGAGCAAACAAAAACAAAACTTGCAACACTTAAACAGGCACAAAAAGAATTGCCATCTGATGTAGATAAAACAAGTGCTCAGTATGTCAATTTACAACAAGAAATTCAAAAAACAGAAACGCATTTAAAAAACCTTAAAAAGCAACAAGATTTGCTACCTGTAGGTGTACAAGCATGGGGCGCTAAATTGGGAGAAATTGGTACCAAATTAAATGATGTTGGAACAACAATGTCAACCAAAGTAACCGCTCCACTGGTAGCACTAGAAGGTGGCGCTTTAAAGTCATTTGAATCGGTTGAAAGTGGCCTTGATGTAGTCAAACAAAAGACAGGTGCATCAGGTGAAGCGCTGGAATCAATGAATTCAATCGTAAAGGATTTAGCTACATCCATGGACACATCATTTGAAGATGCTGGAACGGCAGTAGGTGAGCTAAATACACGATTTGGCTTAACTGGTGATGAACTTGAAAAAACATCAAAACAATTCCTTGAATTTGCAAAAGTAAACAATACCGATGTCAATACATCGATTGATCAAGTACAGAAAGCAATGAGCGCGTTCAATGTCGATGCTTCACACGCTGGGGAAGTACTGGACATGATGAACAAGGTCGGACAGGATACAGGCGTATCGATGGAAACCTTGCAAGAGGGATTGATTAAAAACTCAGTTGCATTCCAAGAAATGGGCTTGAATATGAATCAGTCCATTACTTTAATGGGTCAAATTGAAAAATCAGGTGCAGACTCAAACACGGTATTAACTGGACTTAGAAAAGCACTTAAGAATGCCACTGCCGAAGGTAAACCGATGAATCAGGCATTATCCGAATTGCAAGATTCTATCAAAAACGGCAAGGATGGAATGTCGGGATTACAAGAAGCCTATGATTTGTTTGGCAAATCAGGCGATCAGGTCTATCAAGCGGTTAAAAATGGTTCACTTGATTTCAAAGATTTGGCACAATCGGCAGATGGTGCAAGTGGCAGTGTTAGCGATGTATATAACAATACAGATTCATTGTCACGTACTTTGACGCCTTTAAAAAATACATTATTGAGTGCTTTGGCAGAAGTCGGAAGCCAGTTAGCTACAACGCTGTTGCCAATGGCAAAAAACTTGGCAAGCCAGTTAGAAGCGTTTGCAAACTGGTTCAAGAAATTATCACCATGGCAAAAAGATTTAATCGTAAATATCATGCTCATTGTTACGGCAATAGGTCCATTGCTGATAATGATAGGTAAGATATCTACTGGAATCAGCTCAATCATAAGTGTGGCAGGTATGCTATCTCCAATCATCGGAATCATCGCACCATTTGCACCAATGATTTTAGGAATCGTTGTAGCAATTACGGCGGTTATCTTAATCATGAAAAATTGGGACACGATTACACAAACTGTTGGTGGAATTGTCAATGGAATAATCAATGCTGTGGTTTCTAACTTTAGAGCTTTTCAAACATGGCTTGGTACAAGTTTAAACAATATTAGTCAATTTGCTTCAAATGTTAAAACGGAAATAGCTAACTTGGTAAGCAGTATTATCAACACATTCTTTGGATTGCGTGATAAAGCTATCAATTGGGGTGCTGATATGCTTCAAGGCTTTATCGATGGTATCAAACAAAAAGTTGTACAGGTCAAAGATGCGGTTGGAAATGTTGCCAAAAGCATCAAAAAGAAAATTGGATTCTCGGTTCCGGAAGAAGGACCACTGTCCGATGCGGATACATACATGCCCGATTTCATGGATTTGTTAACACGTGGAATTGAAGCAAATAAAGCAAAAGTGCTTGATAGCTTAAACGGTCTTGCAAGTGATATGAGTGGTGGAATCGGTGCTATGAATGCAACAACCAATAGCAACCAAAATATCAATTTAAACGCTTCTTTTGTGGCTACTATGGACGGACAACAAGTAACAAATGTTGTCAAAAAGAACATGGTCACACAGGTACGCAATGTAGCAAATATGAAAGGTGGCGTTGCTTATGGCTAGAGAGAATGGAATTCCATACAAGGAATATCATTTCTTGCTTGACGGAGATTCAAGCCTTAATCATGGGTTTCACATTTCGACACGTTCGGCACTTCAAGCGCCTAAGCCACGCTATTATGAATTTGATGAAGTCATTGCTAGAAATGGTATGTTAAGAAAGCCAATGAATACATTTGATGAAGTTACGATTGAATTTGAATGTAATTTTGCATGCAGTGGCTATGAAGTGAATAACCGATGGAGAAGCATAAAACAATGGCTTCTAGGCAACACATCTAAAAGAAAGCTAACTACTTCAGATGATTTTGAATGGTTTCGATATGTTTCAAAAATTGAATTAAGTGAGTTGAAACGAGGCGATTTGGAAACTACAGGCGAATTCACTGTAACAATGACGCTTGATCCTTTTGACTATGCTATATCTGGCCAAAAATGGACAAACATAGAAGATATTAAATATAATCCGTATTATCAATGTGAACCAGTGTATAAAGTTACTTTGGTATATGACAAAGACAAAAAGATTACTTCGTCTGATTTTTTGATAGTTGTAAATGATAAGTCCTTTAAGATTAATTATGTTTATGCAAGCAGTCCAGTATATATTGATACTGGATTGTGTGTGACATATAGATACGTTGATGAAGGACTAGGAAAAGTTGGACATTCGGGTCAAGAATCTGATTTAGTGTTGAAAAACGCAATGAACACAATAAGTTACAGTACATCAAATAAAAATGCTACTTTTAAGGTTGAAGTCATGCCACGATGGAGGGCTATCTAATGGCGAACCAGGTTATTTTGATTGACGCAAATTCAGTGAATATAGCAGGCAATAAGTACACATATGACACAAATCAATCAAGGCAGATAAGACCAACCAAAGCAGAATTTACAATACAACTTAACCAGGCTTCGAGTTTACATGTGGAATGTCCGATTGATGATACGGATATAACCAATGATGATCCTTTTTATTTATGGGAAAAGGACAATGTTATTTCAGTTAAGATTTTTGATAATCCGTATATCAATAGATATCAATTGTTCAGAATCAAAAGCATTGCTAAAACTCCATCACTTGTTACTTGTGATTGTGACCCGGTCTTTTTAGATGCACGTGGAACGATGGTATGCGACACAAGGATTGTTGATAAAAATATAGATGAAGCATTAAATATTTTATCCAGTGGAAGTAAATTTTCTCACAATTTTGCAACCTATAAAGGCACGCTAAAAGAAAAAACAAGCGTATACATCGAATGGATGGATTTAATGACTGCTTTGAACGGCAGTCAGGATAATTCAATCATGAATCGATATGGTGGAGAATTCTTATTAAACAATTATGAATTTTTGTATTCGCCAAAATTTGACCAAACTAATACGGTTGACAATCGTTTGAATGGGTATGCCAATATCAAGGCCGGGTTAAATATGACAGGCATCACATACACGGTTGATACATCGGATTTAATTACAGAGATTTGGCCTGAAGCGTACAACGGATATCATTTGATGGATGCAAATGGCAATTATGAATCGGTCAAATCAAGTAGATTTAATGATTATCCGGTATCACATCCAACTGTTGTTAAATTCGATAACATCAAGCTAAAAGCGGATGCAAGCACGGATGAAGATGATACCGTCACTGTTTGCGAAACGTTGAGTGAACTATATGACGAATTGCGAAAGGCAAGCCGTGAGAAATTCAACAATGAAAAAATCGATATTCCAACGATAACATATGACATTGATTTTCTTGATTTGGAGCAAACGAGAGAATACGAAGGCTATGAACAGCTTATTCATATGGATATCGGCGATACTGTTTACGTTTACAACGAAGATATGAAGATATCGACTTATCCGCGTATCAAAGGTGTTACGTATGATTGCATCAACGGAATTGTAACCAAAATGACGTTGGGCGATTACAAAGATAGCTATACAGATAGGGCAGTTACCACAAGCACCATGACAAGTGCTATATACAACCAAGGTGCAAATGGTACAAATGCATCAAGCTTGGTTGGCGTATCTGATGGAACAAAAACACAAATCCAAGTAAAAAAGGATACAGATAACAAAGGCGATATCATCACAATCAAATTTGAAGATACGGATAAATCATCTGAAACATATGGTGCAGTCGGAATAGGAACTAAAGGCATCATGTGTACACGTGCAGTTGATAAAAATGGCAATTGGGATTGGTCAAGCGCCGTAGTGCTCAACTCAAAAGGTATCTTTTTCGGAAAATTAGGAGATTCTACAGGTAGCAAATATATACAAATGCTATCAAGTGGATTGAGAACAGTAAACGGCAGTGCTACAGGCGTTGGATTTACTGGAGAAGCAAATGTAAGTGCAATTAAAACAGTTAATGGAATCGTGGTAGGAGTTGGATAATATGGTCGATTATAAGCAATATATAGAATCTATTAAATCTATTGACGATTGCCAGTTGTACAACTTTCCAAATTATCCGGTCAATCAAATGCACAAAGTCTTTGAAAAATGGCTTGAATATCTAACAGATACAGAACAAATAAATATTATTCAAGAGCGAATCAATGTGTGTAGAAAGTACGAAAACTATCCACATCCAATATCGTATATGGAAGCGTGCATGATAGAAGGTTTGGTATCATGAAAGCCGGTCAAAAATTAGTGGGTGGCGATGGATACGAATATCTATTGTGGCCAATGACGGTTGAATACGTAATACAAGCATCAAGTCCATCAAGCTACACGCACTGTTGCGGTAATTCGTTGGATATCAATGGCGCTGCAAGCGGTGTATATCCTTTTTATGCGCCGTGCTCTTGCACAATGATTTCAAAGCCTGATGAATCTACTAACTGCGAAATATGGCAGAGCACCAAACCAGTACATACGGCAAGCCGTGGACTTACTTATATATGCTTTCAGGTAGGTCATGCTAACGCACATTTATATAACGTTGGTGATACGGTAGCGCAAGGTACACATATCTATAACAGTGGATTAAAAGGCGCGAACGGTGTCTATCACGTGCATATGGAATTTAGTACTGGAACAGGTAACAGTTTACACACTGATGGTGCATGGTGCTCAGGATCAAGTTTTTCTTGTTACTACTTGACCAATTCGGTTGCTACTGAATCAGTATGCTTTGGCAATGATACGACCGTGACACAAGCACAAGGCGTCAATTTAAAGACGGCAACTATATTGGAGTGGATAATTCCACAACATACACGAGCACTTAACCAATCCGAAATGAATAACAATGCAAAGTGTATGTATGGCTATCTGCATATCAAGTATGGTTGGACCTTGCAAGCGTGTTGCGGTTTGCTTGGCAACTTTCAATATGAATCAAGCATCAACCCTAACCGATGGCAATCAGACGCGGAGGGTGTTGGACCAGGCTTTGGACTGGCACAGTGGACACCTTATACAGTGTGTACGGAATATCTAGCATCACGAAATGCGAAGCTATCCGATTACGGTAACTTTGAGTGCGATTTGCTTAATAGTGGTACTGGATATGCACCAACCGCAACTTATCCACTTAGTTTTGAAGAATTTAAAAAATCAACCATGGACGCAGGCGATTTAGCGCTTGCTTTTTTATATAACTACGAAAGACCAGCCGACCCTGGAGCGAGTGCTTTTCAAGCTCGTAAGCCATGGGCGCAACAATGGTATCAGTATCTTAAGAACTGGACGCCAGTATTGCCAGGCGGAGCGTCTGATGGAGTTACTGAGCGCAATATGCTACACATCAAGACTGTTAACGGTATTGTTGTGGCCATGTCTGTAGTACAGGTTGAAGAATAGAAAGGAGTGGAGAAATGCTACAAATTAGTTTATCGTCACACGAAGAATTTAGTGTAAAGCTAATGCAATACGATACGGATTATGTTGTTGAAGTTACTACAGTTGAAGCGTTGACCAACAAAGAAGCAACGGTTGATATAGAAACACCAAACGGAAATGTCTTACACTGTACGGATGTAACTGTTGATGCAACCAGTCAAACTATCACTTTTAAGGTCGATACACAAATCACTTTCAAGGATGGTGACTATCGTGCACAAATTAGCATCTATAATTCAACTGATCCTACTAAAATGGTTAGTTACTATCCATTCGTTTTGCATGTTGACAAATCAGTACATGAGCGTGTAAATGACCCATACGAAACGGCAGTAACCGAAGTAAAAACGTTGGTTTCTCAAGGCTATAAATTGGCAGAATCATGGGCACACGGAAATACTGGTGTACGTGACGGCGAAGATAGTGACAATGCCAAGTATTGGTACGAGAAAGCAAAATCAGCTTTTGTTGATATTTCTGATACCGATGCAGCTAAACTATCATCACGAATTAGTGCACTTGAAACTGGTGATACATCGGCAATGATTGAGTTATGTAAAATCAATCATGGATTAAATAAATATCCAACTGTTGATGGATATATTGGTTCGTATGGGGCCGGACTTGGATTTGGTCCATGTGGTGGTACGGATATAACACATGTTAATTTGCAGTGGGTTTGTAACGATCGTAACAATATCACGATTTACGTATCTAGATACTCAATCAAAGATGATGACGGCTCTACGATGACTTTTAAAGAGGTAAATAAAGCGTCTGATGGTCATTGGGTAGCAGTCTTTAACGGAAGCAACAAATCCATGCAAATTACGCTAAACTAGGGAGGTAAAAAAACATGGCACTTGATTTAAGCAATTACAAACTTGTCAAAGGTGAAAGTGATTGGCAAGAAAAATACAATAAATTTATTGATGACTTTGGACAGGCATTAAGTAATGTAAGTGATATTTCTGAATGGCAACAAGCTGTAATGTCAGGAAATACGAAAGTCGTCGTGAAAGGAGATAGCAATCAATGATCAATGCAAAATCAGAAAGTACAAGCTACAAATTAGTGGAGCAAGGCGATATCAAAGAAACCGTACTGCTTGCTTCAAGCACAAAAACCGCATATACACATGATGTAACTTTGAGCGAAGACCCATCCAATTTTGACTATCTGATTATTCTAGTAACTGGTGGAAATTCTCAAAGCAAAAGAATGTGTTACGCAAAAAAGCATGGTGGTACATGGTATACTAACTCGTCGTCTACTGATTATCGGAACTTAGAAGTAGGAATTAACAGTCAATCAGGAACAAGCATGCAAATCAAAGTTGCAGAGTGGGAATCGAAAAGTGTAAATGGTGGATGCGCAATTGATAGTATCATTGGTGTAAATCGGGGGGGTCATTAACTCTTAGTGACCTTGTAGAAATTGTCAAAAAGGCGGTGGCATTATGTTAAATGCAAAGACAGAATCAACCGCTTATAAAGTGATTACACAAGATGATATAGATGTGCAGACGGCTACAGTAACGAGCAATGGTATAACAATAAAATTATGGAAAAGTGGACATGTTGTTAATGCAAATATCAATCAGACAGGCACAGTATCAAAAAGTGGATACAATAGTGGTTTAGCAACGATACCTGAAGGTTTTAGACCAATTGAGCAACAATTAATCTATTATACAGGCATATCAGGTACATCAACAAACGGTAACGGAAAATGGTATATTAACACTGATGGAAGTGTCGGAGATTTTTCGACAACTACCGGAAACATTGAGCGTAATGCATCAGCAACATGGATTACAAATTAATTCTTTACGAGGGGATAGCAATAGCCCTTTTTTTATGAGGTGAATATGGATAAATTAAAAAATAAAAAGTGGTGGGATGCATCACTTACACGAGCTATTAAAACAGTATGCCAAACGGCAGTTGGTACAATCGGTGCATCAACAATGATTGAATCGGTTGATTGGAAAGTCGTGCTATCTGCAAGCCTTTTGGCCGGATTGGTATCACTGCTTACAAGCCTTGGTGGCTTACCTGAGGTAGACGGATGATTAATCAAAACGACGGTATGACGTTTGAATTTTTGTTTTCTTCGGCGGCCTTTATAGGATTGATTGTTAATATTATTTTTACGATAAAAAACAACTCAAAAAAAGATGCAGAAGATGTATCTAAAGCCAATGAAGGAGTTGTAAAAGCTAACATCAAACTTGATGCACTATGTCGTGATTCAAGTGAAACAAGACTTGATTTGAAAAGCATGAAGTCCGACATTGAGAAGATGACAAAGAAGCAGATGGAACATGATTTCAGGTTAGGACAAATAGAAAAAGACTTAGATAGTGCATGTTGTCGAATCACAAAGCTTGAAAATAAAGGAGATGATAAAGCATGAGCTTTACACCTAGAACATCATATGGAAATTTTGGCAGTTCGCAGTATATGCAATATGCATTGGCGCGGACTGGTGTGGCCATGCCGAATTGCTTCACATACGCAACGGCACGTATTTCTGAAATTGTAGGCCATAATCAACCCTTGGATAGATACAAAGTATCTGGTGCGTCGCAATTATGGAATGCTTATGCACCTGAATATACTAGATCATCAATACCTGTATTAGGAGCATTGGCTATTTTTAGCGGTGGAGTAGCGCCTTATTATTATGGCCATGTAGCAGTTGTAGAAGGCATTAGCGACGGTAAAATTACTATCTCGGAATCGTCGTATAAAGAATTTAATTTTCGTTTAAACAAAATGTACCAAGCGCCTGGATCGTATTATCCTAACGGATATAACAACTTACGATTATGTGGTTATCTTATTCATAAAGAATTAGCTGGCGTCAAGTTAACAAATGAAAACGGAACATATACATTAACCGTTCCTACTAATAAACGTAGAGATTCACCTAATGGAATTATTGCAGAAACATTACCAACTGGAAAGAAGTTAACATATACAAATGTTACTACTTTCAATAATTTGCGATATATCAGTTGGGTCGAAACAGAGCCAAACGGTAACAAGTATCGATATTTTGTTTATGCACCAAACAATGAAGCTACAAATAGTGGCTATAGCGAATCACAGTTGATCAATGAAGTTGGTGTAGCCACGCTTACACAAAATGTTAATAAACGTCGTGATACACCAACCGGAATGGTCGTTGAAACTTTAAAGTCAGGTAAGAAACTAACGTATACCAATAAATGGATTGGTAATGGTCATCGTTATATCTCATGGGTCGAAACTGAACCTAATGGCAATAAGTACAGATACTTTGTGGCTGTATCAGGGTCAGAAAAATACGGTGTTGATCAATGGGCCACTTTTGGAGGACCTAGTACAGATACCAAGAATCCTCAGACGCCGACCTCAAAATCGGAAATTGATGAGTCCAATGTCAAACACTGGGGCGTTGACCTATCGGAACACAATGCCGATGGCATCGACCTAAGTGCTTATGACTTTGCGATCTTAAGAAGCAACTACGGCGAGATCGCGGATAAAAAGATTGAGCACTGGGTAGATGCATGCAAGAAGGCGGGTATCCCTTATGGACTGTACTGCTATGACTATGCCATCGATGACGATCAGGCAGAAGCGGAAGCTAGATATACAATCGAGATGGCAAAAAAGTACAAACCAGAACTTGGCGTGTGGATCGATATGGAAGACGAGGATAAGTATAAGGAAAAAAGAAACGCATGGGCAAAAGAAAGAGCCTTACGTACGTGTGAGATCTTCTGCAAGTGTGCCCAAAGCGCCGGCTTCTACACTGGTATCTACTCGTCATCCTGGGTCTTCAAAAACTGGCTTAATAGCAGCACGCTCGATCAGTATGATAAGTGGGTAGCTCAATGGGATGCAAATGACGGCGACTATCATAGTGATACGTCAAGCATGGGCACGATCCATCAGTACACATCCGTAGATAAGCACTCTGGCATCGGCCTGGATAAAAATGCTATGTATGTTGATTTTGACCGTTACACGGTTAAAATTGCAGATAATACACAAAATGAGACAGAAAGCGCACAAAAAGATAAAAATACTGAATCGGAAGTCAAAAAATTAAATGTACTTATAAGCACATTGATCAATCTTTTGAAGAAGCTATTGAGCATTTTTGGAAAGTCGGGTGATTGATTTGGCATTGCACTACCGCAAGAAACCTTACGTCATTGAAGCCATGCAGTTGAATTTCAAAAACCGCGACAAGATCATTGAGTTTGCAAAAGGTAATCTTACGTTGGTTTGGAGAGATGGCTATCTTGAAGGTGCTTATGTTAGCACATT